CGAGGCAGAGGTTGAGGCGGCAATCCTTGGAGCCAGCCCTCAGGACCTCCTGAAGCTGAAGGAGGCCGAAGCCGATCTGGAACGCCACCTGATCGACGCGGGTATTGAATTGGAGCAGATCGCGGCCAGTGATCGCGACAGCGCTCGCAAACGTCAGATGGCGCTCAAAGACCGCGTTCCCGGCATTCTGGCAGCTCTGGTGCTGATCGGGTTCTTTTCGGTCATCGCCTACCTCCTCAAATACGGCCTCCCCCCTGCCAGCGCAGAAATCCTTGCGCTGCTGATCGGGGGCCTCTCGGTCGGCTTCACGCAGATCCTGAACTATTACTTCGGGAGTTCCGCTGGCTCGAAAAACAAGGACGTGATGATCGAGCGGATCAAGGCAACTTCGGGGGCTAAGCCCTGATGTTGTTTGACCCGACTGTCACGCTGGGAAACCTCTTGGCGGCGCTGGCTTTGCTGGTGTCGCTTTGCACCACAGTGTTCGCATGGTTCGCCTCGCGCCGCTCCAATGTTGAGGCGCGGTTTCAGCGCGTGGACGAGCGCTTCAAAGAAGGCTCTGACCGCATGGATAGGCAAGAGGGCCGCATCGCGCGCGTGGAGCAATCGGTCCAGTCGCTGCCAAGCAAAGATGATCTCCACCAGATCGAGCTGACCCTCGCCAATGTCGCGGGCACCATGCAGCGCATGGAGGCAGTCATGGAAGGCAACCAAAAAATCATGTCCCGCCTCGAGACCGTCGTCACCCGACACGAAGACCACCTCCTGAACAAATAGGACCGCCATGAGCTACGCCGACGAGTTGCGCAAACACGCCCGCATCGCCATTCTCCGTTTTCTGGAGGACGCCCCGAAATACACCTCCAACGTCTCAATGCTGGCAACGCAGCTTCCGCGCGTCGGGATTGCGTTCACCCGCGATCAGGTGACGACGGAGGCGCATTGGCTCGCTGAACAAGGGCTTGTGGAGGTGGAAGACCACGCAGGCTTTCTGGTTGTTGTTGCGACCACGCGGGGCGTGGAAATCGCCCAAGGCATAGCGCGTCACCCGGACATTCAGCGTCCGCGTCCGGGAGCGTGAACCATGCCCCCGCCCAAGAAACTTGACCTGATCCCGCATGAGGTGCGCCAGCGTCTCGCCATGGCGCTGCAAGAGCGCGGGTTTGCCGACATTGTCGCGGTGACGGAGGAATTGAATTTCTGGCTGGATGACGCGGGGCTTGAGATCCGCATCGGCAAATCTGCCGTGGGCGAATACTCCAAACTGCTGAAGAACCAGCGCGACGCTTTCGCCATGGCGGAAACCCTGCTCGGGGATCTCAATATTGAGCAGGAAAGCACCATGCACAAAGTGCTGATGCAGATGATCGCCACCGCCGCATTCCAGATGATGAACTCGGTCGCAGAAAGTGACAACGCCGCGTGGGATCCCAAGAGCCTCGCCCATTTGTCGCGCATGCTCAAAGACCTGATGCAATCCGCCGGGCTGCGCGAGCGTCTGCGCGATGACGAAGAGCGCCGCGTGGCCCGCAAGGAACGGGAACGGCTCGCCGGTGAGATTGAGCAAAAAGCACACCAACTCGGCATGACCCGCGAGACTGTCCACGCCATCAAAGCCGACATTCTGGGGGTAGATGCGTGACCGCCGCCACCGCCATCACTGACGCCGAGTGGGAAGCACAGCGCGCTGCCGACCGTCAGATGCTGCCAGATGTGCTCAATGAGAGCATGGACTTGCCGCATGTACTTTTGTCCTATCAGCAGCAGCTCCTGCAGACGACCGCGCTTTATCAGTTCGTGGTCTGCGAGAAATCGCGCCGGATCGGGATGACATGGGCGGTCGGCGCTGATGCAGTGCTGACATCCGGTCTGGCCCGGTCCGAGGGCGGAATGGACACGCTTTACATCGGGTTTAACCTCGATATGGCGCGGGAATTTATCGACACCTGTGCCATGTGGGCGAAGGCCTTCATGCCCGCCGCCAGTTCGGTGCAAGAGTTCCTGTTCAAGGATCAAGAAGAGGGCAAGGAAGAGCGCGACATTCAGGCCTTCCGCATACGCTTTGCGTCTGGTTTTGAGGTCGTCGCGCTTTCATCAAAGCCACGCTCACTGCGCGGTCGCCAAGGTTACGTGATCTTTGACGAGGCCGCCTTCCATGATGAGCTGGAGGAAATGCTCAAGGCCGCAAACGCCCTCCTGATGTGGGGCGGCAAGGTCTTGGTCATCTCCACCCATGACGGTGACGCCAACGCCTTCAATGTGTTGGTGCGGCAAGTCAACGATGGTGAAAAAGGCGACACCGCCAAAGTGGTGCGCGTGACCTTCAACGACGCCGTTGACGCCGGGCTTTATGAACGCATCGCCCTGATCCAGCGCGCCCAAGGCCGTGAGCCGATGGGCAGACAGAAATGGATCGACAGCACCCATGCGGTCTATGGCGACGACGCCGACGAAGAGCTGCACTGCATTCCCAAGGCGGGCACCGGGGCATGGCTGACCGCCCCGCTAATCGAGGCGCGCATGAACGCCGATGCGCCCTGTCTGGAGCTGGAACTGCCCGGCGACTACCTGCAGCGCAGCACTGCCGAGCAGCGGGAGCTGATGCGCCCCTTTATGGAGCGCCTAGAGGAAGTGTTGGATGCCTTGCCGCTCGACGTCCTCTATGCGCTTGGGTTTGACTTCGCCCGCGTGGCTGACCTCTCGGTCCTATGCCTCCTCGCCATTGAGAAGAACATGCATCGCCGCGAGGCGCTCACGATTGAGATGCGCAACGTGCCCGGCAACGAGCAAAAGCTGATCGTGGGCATGGTGATGGACCGGGTCCGCACCCGCTGCGTCGGCGCTGCCTTTGACGCAACCGGCATGGGCTGGACCGTGGCCGAAGACATGGGGCGCAAGTTCGGCCTGAAGGAAGGCGACGACAGCCCCGGCATGGTCTGGGCGATCAAGTTTAGCCAGGACTGGTACAGGGTGAACATGCCGCCCCTGAAAACCGCCTTTGAAGAGGCCACGCTCTCGATTGGGCGCTGGGACGCTCACATGGGCGACCTGCGGGCTGTCAAAAAGGTGCGCGGCATCCCCCGCGTGCCGGAGATCCGTGAAGCCGACGCCAAAGGCAAGAAACGCCACGGCGACTACGCCATCGCATTGGCGCTAGCGCATTTTGCCTCCCGCATGCGCTGGGTCGAAATCGCCTACACCCCCGTGCCCGACAATCGCAACGGTGAACCAAAAGACGGGCGCATGGGCATGACCGTTGAAGAACAAGACGCGCTGGACCGTCCGTGGTGGAAAGAACCGCTCGGCGCATCAATCCGTGGAGGCCTGTGAAAGGAACCCCTCATGATCGCAGTTATCAAAGATCCCACAATCGCATTCGTCATTTATCTGCTTTTGCAGGTTGCGGACACTTTCACCACGATCAAAGCGCTCGCACGCGGCGGGCGCGAGGCAAACCCTCTCGTTGCCTTTATGATGCGTCGCTTTGGCAAACATGGCTGGGTGGTGGTCAAAGGCGCGGTTGGCTTGGCCGCTGGCGTGATCCTGCTGGAGACCGGGGCCGTGTTGATGCTCTGGTTGCTGTGCGCGGCTTATTTCTGGGTCGTGATCAACAACAGTCGTGTGGGGGCCTGATCCATGGCGAAGACCCCGCAACTGCTCGACCGCTGGGGAAACCCGGTGCGTCGCGCCGACCTTATGAGGTTTGACGAGCCCTCCACCATTGGGGGTGTGCGCAGTCCGCTCACCGGATACCCCGGCGACGGGCTGAACCCCGGTCGTCTGTCCAGTATCCTGAAGGAAGCCGACGCTGGTGATCCCATCCGTTATCTGGAGCTGGCGGAAACCATCGAAGAGCGTGACGCCCATTATCTGGGGGTCTTGGGCACCCGTCGCCGCTCAATCTCGCAGCTCGACATCACTGTTGAGCCGGGAGAAGAAACCCCACTAGGCGAGGAAATCGCCGCGCGCGTGCGCAAGTGGCTTTTGCGCGATGAACTGACGGATGAGCTGTTCGAAATTCTCGACGCATTGGGCAAAGGCTATTCCTTCACCCATATCCGCTGGGACACCTCCGAGGGGCAGTATGAACCCGCGACGCTGGAATATTGCGACCCGCGCTGGTTCCGCTTTGACCGCAAGGATCTGAAAACACCCCGGATGCTGAACCCGGAAACGGGGCAAGAAGAGATCCTGCCGCCCTTCCAGTACATCTACGCCCCGATGAAAGCGAAGTCTGGCCTGCCGCTTCGGTCTGGTTTGGCGCGAGTTGCACTGTGGGCGTGGCTTTTTAAGGCCTACACCCAACGGGACTGGGCGATCTTTACCCAGACCTACGGGCAGCCGCTGCGCATCGGCAAATATGGCCCCGGCACCTCTGAGGATGACCGCAAGACCTTGTTCAGGGCCGTTGCCAACATCGCCGGAGACTGCGCCGCGATCATTCCCGAAAGCATGATGATCGAGTTTCAGGAGGCCAAGAGCATTGGCGCGTCCACCGATCACTATGAGCGCCGCAGCGATTGGCTGGACAAGCAAACCTCCAAACTGGTGCTCGGACAAACCGCCACCACTGACGCGGAAACCGGCGGCTTGGGGTCCGGCAAAGAACACCGCCAAGTGCAGGAGGACATCGAACGCGCCGATGCCAAGCAGCTCGGCGCGATTATCAATCGCGATCTGATCCGCCCATGGGTCCAGCTTGAGTACGGCCCCGACGCCCCTGCCCCGCGCCTGAAAATCGGTCGCCCGGAGCCGGAAGACTTGGAGGCATTCTCAAACGCCTTGAACCCGTTCATCCAGAACGGCCTGCGCGTGAAGCAATCCGAGATCCTCGCAAAGTTCGGTCTCTCCGATCCCACCGCAGCCGACCCCGCAATCGGTGGATCACCGGCAAAATTGCCCGAAAATGCCCCGCAGCCCGCATCTGCGACCGGGCAATCCGACGCAATGGCCCCACAGAGCGAATTTAAATGCCGGTTAAACGACCATCTCGGGATTTTAGGAGGCGATGGTGCGAAGCAGGCGGAAGAGGCCCCTGTGGGCCGCTCTGAGGCGTTACCCCCAGAGGCGGCACTTGCGGCCCGTCTCGAAACAGAGGCCCACGCCGGAATGGGCCAGATGCTTGCGCGCATCGAAGCGATGCTCAAAGCCTCCTCCAGCTTTGAAGAGTTCCGCGAAATGCTGCTCGCCAGCTCCGACGATATTGATGCGGCGGAACTGGAAGCTGTCCTCGCGAGTGCAATGCTGGCGGGCGAGACCGGTGGCCGGGCAATGATCGAGGGAGAAGCGGATGGCTGATCTCGCGGCCACCTTCCGCAAACCCTTTGCCGAACAAGTCGCCGCCTTTCGCCTTCGCTTGGGGGATCTGGTGCCCACAGTGCGCTGGGATGACATCGAGCGCAGCGCCCATGATCGCGCCTTTATGGTTGCGGGGGCGGTAAAGGCTGATTTGCTCACCGACCTTGCCACTGCGGTCGACAAAGCCATCGCTGCAGGAACCGGGTTTGAGACCTTCAAGCGCGATTTCCGGGAAATTGTGGAGCGCAATGGCTGGCACGGCTGGACCGGCGAAGGCACGCCCGGTGGTGAAGAATGGCGCATGCGGGTGATCTACCGTACCAACATGCGCGTGTCATATCAGGCCGGGCGCTTTGCCCAGTTGCGCGAGGGCGGGTTCAAATATTGGGTCTACCGGCACGGCGGATCGCACGAGCCACGCCCAGAACATCTGGCGCTCGACGGTCTGATCCTAGAAGCTGACCACCCATTCTGGGCAATCTGGTTTCCGCCCAATGGCTGGGGCTGTTCCTGCCGGGTCTTTGGCGCGCGCTCCAAAGCCGCCGCGATCCGGCGCGGTGGCAATCCAAATGTGAAGCTCCCGGCAGGCTGGGACGCGCGCGACCCGCGCACAGGCGCGCCGCAAGGTATCGACCGGGGCTGGGACTATGCGCCGGGTGCAAGTGCTGCCGACACCATCCTCGCCTTTCGCGACAAGCTGGAAAAGCTGCACGCGCAACCCGCAACCGACCTGATTGAAAGCTGGCTTGATGGACCGTTTAAGCGCTGGTTTGAGGATCCGCGCGGGGCATGGCCGCTTGCGCGTCTCAGCGATGCAGATGCGCAGAAAATCGGCTCTCAACGCCGCGTGGCGGAACTCTCGGCTGAAACCCTTGCGAAACAGCGCCGGCATCACCCCGAGCTGACGGTCGCGGATTACGCAAAGGCGCAAGCGACAATCAATCTTGCAACCCACCGGGTGCAGGATGGTGAAAACAGTCTGATCTTTGTGCGCGACGACCCCAGTGCGCCGGGATACGTGCTGGTCGTGAAGGCAACCCGCTCAGTGGAGGGCTTGTTTATTACCAACATACAGCGCTTGGGCGAGAGTGACCCAATTCTCAGCCGCCTTCTGAGCGGGAGTGACTAAGCATGTACACCTTGAAATTCAATGACGAGGGGTTGGAACTGCGCCTGAAGCAGCTTCACTCGCAGCTCGATGACATGTCGCCGGTGATGCAGGATCTGGGCGAATTTCTGGTGCAATCGACCCAAGACCGCATGTTGAAGGGTCAGCAGCCAGACGGAACACCCTTCGCGCCACGCTCGGAAACCACATTGGCGCGCTATTTCGCATTGAAAATCAAATACGGGGCGCAACCGTTGAACAAGAGCGGCGAGATGCGCCAGCAGCTCAATTATCAGGCCAGCGCCGACGGGCTGACGTGGGGCAGCAATGCGATCCAAGCGGCGGTAATGCAGTTCGGCGCACGGCAGGGTGCGTTTGGTTCAAGCTCAAAGGGTGGCCCGCTGCCTTGGGGCAACATTCCAGCCCGTCCGTTCCTTGGGGTGTCTGATGAGGACCGCAGCGCGATTGTGGAGGAACTGGAGGAGTGGCTGGGTAACGAATGAGATGCTGCTAGAGTCCGACACCGGCTCTGAAATCAAGCATTTCCAAGAGAAACTCGCTTGGGTAGGTACACAACCATCAAGATGTGTTCCGCACAGTGCCTCGGGATTGGGGCTGCGCAAGTTCGATGTATGGATTTATTACAACAAGTTATTACAGTTCCATAAGCCAACTGGAGTTCTCATGCCAAATTACCTCAAGGCCCTTTCCTTGCAATTCTATCGCGGGATCGGTTCTGATGAACAGTTTATAGGGCCTTTCTCAAATATAAACCTATTTATCGGAGCCAATAACTCAGGGAAATCGACAGTCCTGAATTTCATCCGAGATAGATTGCCCTTCGCTCAGCGCATGAAGAAAATTCAACCACTCGGCCCTGCGGAAGACTTCAGGGGCGAAGTGACGGGGAATTTGAACTCATCTGTTGGGATACCAGTTTCTGAATTTGCGTCTCGTTGTGAAGAACACTTAGCGGGAACCACCTCCAGGTTCGATTTAGTAAAGATGGGTGAAACCATTGCAGAGCACCTGTCCACTCATGGATTTGTTTGGATTGCTGAAAACCCTCGTGGCGATAAGAGCTTCGTAAAAAATGTTGATTTTTCTGAGTTGGGGAGGCTTTTCGGGCATAACGCATGGAACGACTTATCGCACCTTATGAGGACGGGCTCTGGCGGCAGCATAGGTCAACTTACGCAAGCAATTCTGCTGCGGATGTTAATGCTACAGCAAGTTGACTTCCCCAGAACGGCTCACATTCCTGCGGAGCGCGACTTGGGAGAGGGTGCGACAGGCTTCAAAATACGCAACGATAAGACGCTTATTGATGAGTTGGCCGAACTACAAAGTCCCGATCATGATCGACGTGAAGACAGATTGTTATTCGACAAGATCACCGGTTTTGTCAGGGTCGTGACAGGCAAGCGCGACGTAAAGATTGAGGTGCCACACGACAGAAAGCACCTTCTAGTTCACATAGACAACAAGGTCCTTCCACTGTTTCGGCTTGGAACGGGCATCCAAGAAGTTATCCTCATCGCAGCATTTTGCACCATACATGATGAGATGATCGTTTGCATCGAGGAACCGGAAATCCATCTACACCCGGTGCTCCAGCGTAAGCTTATTCGGTACCTCAAAGAGCATACCAATAACCAGTACTTCATCGCGACACATTCAGCGGCATTTATCGACACGCCAGACGCCTCAATATTCCGAGTTGAGAATGACGGTGTCCAAACGCGCATAACTTCGGCCATTCATAGAGGCGACCGAAAGAAAATCTGCGACGATCTAGGTTACCGCGCCTCTGACATTCTGCAATCCAATGCTGTGGTATGGGTTGAGGGACCCTCGGATCGAATTTACTTGCGCCATTGGTTGGAAGCCGCTGCGCCAGAACTCACGGAGGGCATCCACTACACTATCATGTTCTATGGGGGTGCATTGGTCCGGCACTTGGGGGCGAGCGAAGTGGTAGACGAAGAAAGTCTGCAGGAGTTCATCGACTTGCGAGCACTGAACCAAAACATGGCAATAATTCTTGATAGCGACAAAGATGGCCCGAGAGCAAAGCTCAAACCCGCAGTAAATCGATTGAAGAGCGAACTCTCGGATGGGAACGGCCTAGTTTGGATCACCAAAGGGCGCGAAGTCGAAAATTACGTTGACCCAGTGCTATTGCACGAAGCTCTCGAAAGCACTCACTCGTCCTCTTACAAGGGTCCTGTTGCGACTGGGCAGTATGACCATGCCTTCTATTTCGAGAGGAAGCAGCCTAACCGCAAAGAAGAGAAAATTAATAAACAAGCAGACAAAGTAAGTGTTGCCGGATATGTATGCGAGCAACCAGCCAACCTAGATATTCTTGATCTGAAAGCACAAATTGGCAAGTTAGTTGAACTGATCAGGAAAGCGAATGGTCTGGTTTCTTAGGCTACTGACGGCCTTCACAGCTATTAGACTTGGCCGTCGAAACTCTCTGAAAGCCTGAACATCTCCTCCACCTGCAAGTTTGGCTCCAAACACCCGCACATCGCTGCGGGTGTTTTGCTTTTGTGCCATTGGTGAAGATGCATGCATGAGCAGAGCATCGCATATCGCCATGATGGCCGCACAGGACCTCCCCTCGCCCCCAGAGGGGGCGGACGTTCCTGAATGGATCCAACTGACCCCAGCCGGGCGCTTTGAAACATTCGACGCGCGTGGCCCTTACGAGGTCACCGATCCGCAAGCCGTGATCGAGGCCAGTTTCGCCGCGCGTGGCGAGATTGAAATCGACGTCAATCACGCATCCTTCACCGCCGCCAAAGCCGGTGGTGAGGCCCCTGCCCGTGGCTGGATTGTCGAGATGCAGGCCCGTGAGGACGGCATCTGGGGCAAAGTGCGCTGGACGAAAGAAGGCGCGCGCTTGGTTGCAGATCAAGCCTATCGCCGGATTTCGCCGGTCTTTCGTCTCGCCCACCCCGGCAGCAACCGCGTGGTCGCGATCCTCAATGCTTCCCTTGTGAACCGTCAAAACCTGCGCGGGCTGGCCGCGCTCAACTTCGAAGAGGAGGAACGCATGTCGTTTCTGAAA